TGCTGTCGTCGGTCGTTACCTACACTCGCCACCCCCTATCTCTGTCGAACGATCTCGCACACCTCCTTTGTCCGCGGCCTCTCGTCTCCTCGCCAGCCTTCCGCCGCTTGAACCAGGAACTCAAAAAACTACCGGGGTTCCAAAAGATCTACCAGTACGCGATCCTGTTCCAGCTAGCCGTGATGACCGCCACCCTGCTCAAAGACGACGACAGACTGGCAAAGCTCCCATCTATGGCAATCAATCTGGCCCTTTACCTACTTCTTCTTCGTCTTCATCTGTAGAACCTTCCACCATTTCTACTTTCATTCCCCCTCCCAAGAAAATTTCAAGCCCCATTCCTCTAGGCATCACTTCCACTTCCTCCTCTCTTGGCTTCCCCGTTCTCTCTAAGGAAAAACCTAAGGCAGCTAACATCTCTGCACCTGCCCCCAAAAATAAATCTCGTGTCTCTTTCAGCAACGAACATGAACCCTGCCTTTCCATCCACTGCCCCCAGCACAATATTTCCTTTGTACAACCCGGTCTCAAGTGGGGTTCCTGCGCTGCTAACCACGGTCATTACTACAAACAAGGTAACACTTCCGAGCCTTTATGCCACATTTGCAAAGGCCTCCCTGCCCCCTCTCCCCTTATTGCCATTGATGGACTCCGTGAGCACATGCGCTCCCCCAACGAACGGCCCAAGGCAACAGAGCAAGGTTACTGCTACCTCCATGCTTTTGAACCTCACCAACGTCAGGAGCGTGCCCAAGCTCTTGGTGCTCTCCCCTCTGTTCAAGCTCTCATGGAATCCACCCTCACCCATGCCCCCCTCCAAGTGGTTGAGAAAAACGGAAAGTACTATGGTCATTGTGACCCCTATTTCGAATCCGTTCTTTTGGCCAGTCTGGATCCCAACATGCTCGTCGGTATGTCCTATGACGCCGTAGACACCTGGAAATATCTCTTGGACTCCAACTTCAAGGACCAACTCGCTCTCCCCAAGTCCAAAACCGCCCAGGTTGATCTTGCACTATCAGAACTGATTTGCCCCTACAAACTCAACAAAGTGCAGCAAAAACTTCTCGTTGACTGTGGAATACCCTATTCCATCGTTCCCACCAAGACCCATGAACATCCTGTTCATAAGGCCATCGAGAACTACATGCTGTATTGCAAATTAGCTCATCTTTGCAAGGGCAAGAAAGTTCTCATCGTGTGTATGAAGCCAGAGAAGGTTTCCAAGTTCATTTCCCACGCTCGTCCATCGTCCTACTACCTCTGGAACCCGCACTTAACACCTCGAGATGTCACCCGATGGCCCCGAACTCCTTTTCCCACCGACTTTCTTCCAGATATCATCGTCAAGCATGATTCCCTCCATTACCACACCCCAGCTCTTCTTCTGGGTGTGCACTTAGCTTTTCCAACCGCTGAGTTCATGGTGTGCACTGGCATCCTCCCGTCTGAAGCCCGTTTCCGTCAACCTTCTCTTTGGCCTGATCTGTATGCCCTTCACTACCCTACCGGTTCTCCTGACTTCCTTTACTCTCTCGAAAACAATCAATCAGACAACTACGAACATCCTTCTTCCACTTTGCGCTGGTTGTCCACCAATTCTATTTCTGCTCCTGGTTCTCCCACTCTTAAGGTTGAGCGTCTTGCCTCTTTTTACGCTCATCATCTCTTTGTCTTCACTTTGGCCCCTGTTTCTCGCACTTACGATGTTCTCCGTTTTCCAAACGTTGTTAAATTACCTAATGTTCTCCCCGAGGTTCCTCTTTCCACACCTTGGGTGCCTTATGATCTGTACAAACAACTTCTGCTCCATGCCCGCGGCCTTCGCTCTTACACCGATTCTGATCCCTGGGCCAAAATTCGTTCTACCTTTTCTTCTGCTGCTTTCGCTCGTTACCCACTATCTACTATGCAGCACTTAGCACACCTTCTCAAGACAGTTCGCGAAACTCATCCCACCTTTGAGACTTCTTTCATGGTTTCGTTAAAACGTCGTATCCGTCTGCTCATGATGCGTTTCTTCTTAAAGTATTTCCCCCTCTGGTTTGCTCGCTTGCTTTTCGAGAAAGAAATTCGTGGCGAGATGGCCGTTCGTATGGGAAATCTAGATGCTCATGAAGAAATTGTCAAGCTCTCCGATTGGAACACAAACTCAATCACTCCCATGTCTAACTTTGACACCGACCCTCCTTTCACCACAACCTTGCCCTCCGGACCTTCTGGCCATGACTACGCTCCTTCCCAAATCATTGGTCCTGCTCTGCCTCCTCAACCTGACAATCCTCCCGACACTGACCCCTCTGCTCTCCCTTGGCATCTACGTCCCGCTGATCTCATCACTGCCCGTCACGAAGTGATTTCCTACTCCGACGCAGCCCGTTTAATGGCCCATTTGAACGTTGTCACCCATGCTGACTTAGTCGACACACTCCATGCTCTTGATGCACAGAACGGTGCTCCTGAAACGATCTACGAGATAGGGCTTGACAAATCGGTTCCTCCACCTCAAACTGGCGATCGTTTCCGGATAGGTTTTGCTCAGAATGACTCGTTCCCCATGATTCCAACTCATGCCCAACCTGTGCCCCCTGGACCCTCAATCACCCGTCGCTGGAACTCTACCTCTGAAGTCAATAAGGACACACTGTACGATGTCCCACTCCCCGATGGCCCTCGCTTCATCGTTCCCGCTCCGGTCAATAACTGTCTTCTCGTGGCCCTGTCAAAAGCTCTTGGTTTGTCTGAGATTCAACTCTGGCGTGAGCTGTGCGAAAACTTCCCAGCTGAACAACTCAGGAATGCAGACGCTCTCAATCGCGGTCTCTCAAGCACCCACGCCCATTTCCTCGCAACTTACCATAATGTCCGGATTCAACTGCATTACCCCTCTGGCACTCCTGACCATGCTCCTCGGATGATTGGCACTCACTCTGGCTCTGTTGTCGCAACGATATCTTGGTTCCCGCAGGTTAACGATCAGCCCGCTCATTGGCAATACTCAGCTTCCACGGCCATCTTCAATTCGTCCTTTGCTCCCATCGACCCTGTCTGGTTAGAAATCTTCGGAAGTGCTCCCATGTCATCAGCTTTCTCCTCGTATCCTAGGAGACCTTTCTATCCCGACCCCAAGAGAGCTCGAGTGTTCTTCGCCTCATGGACTTCTGGTGAGATTGGTGCACCTGGCCTTCAGAGAGAACTTTTCAGAAAACATGGCCTTCAAGCGGACCCTATATCGCGTGAACTCAAAGCTGATCATTCCGATACACAAGTCCCCATGTGCTTTGTTCACGGTGCTGCTGGCTCTGCGAAATCTCAGCCAGTTCAGAAGGCCCTCCAATCTTGGGCAACTCCTGGCAATCTCCGATCTCAACTCACAGGTAATTACGCATGCTTCTTCCGATTGGCTCTGTTGGAAGACTGGAAGAATAAACTCGCTTGGCCCTCTGACTACACCTCCTGGCTCAAAACTTGGGAAAATTTGCTTGTTCACGAAATCGAGTTTCTCATCATCGAAGAGCTCTCTCAGGCCCCTCCTGGATTTTTGGATTTTGTCTGCCTCTTCAATCAGAATCTACGTGGCATTATTGCTCTTGGTGACGTCTGTCAATCTTCCTGGAACTCTGGCAACCCGGATCCGCTACCTATTGATCTGCTCCCCTCTGCGTTGCAAACGGCCTTACCCTGCTCCTCACCCTACAAATGCTTTTCGTATCGTGTTCCACTGCTTTTAGGACAACGGCTGGATCTTGACTCCCATTCTTCCGTCTATGGCTCTATCACTTTTGGTCACAATCTTAGGCAAGGCTACCAACTCCTGTGCCCTTCCCTCAATGATGTTCGCACTTACAAGGCTGGCGGTCACAATGCCTATTCTTACAGCTCACCACAGGGCAAGGAATGGCACCAGGTGCAACTCTTGATTACGAATGCCTCTCTTTTAGCTATGACCGATGAGATGCTCTGGACTGCTGTCACCCGGACTAAATGCGACCTTCACCTTGTCTTCGCAACTGGAATTGACCCTCTCACTCTTCGTGGCCATCGTTTCTTCGGACCTTTGCTAGGCCTGTGCGCTCCTCGACGCCTCGAATCTCGTTTCCCAGCTCTTCAACAACTACAGCTTTTCCGGAAATCGTCAAACGTCTCTGAAATCTGGGGTAACAGCCCTCGCACTGTCGGTGAATCACTTTCTTCCTGGACCTTCCAACGTGCCGACGCTTTACCTGCTTCTTTTCGTGCCTTGATGCCTCTCATTCAAGAAACTGAGGACCTTGAACCTATTCTGAACGAGCCGTCTGTTGTTGAACTTCATCCGAGAACTCATCTTCCTGGCTCCTCACACCCACGCAATTGGTCTGAGACTTCTCCGTGTGATTCTCGAGAGAATCGGGAACAATACTGGAAAGGAATTATGGGCGCTCAATTCGATGACACTCAGGGAACCTGGAGAGCGCGTGATTATCTGGAGAACATCTTCCCTCACCAATCTGCCGGCCGTGACCCAACTTTGCTTCCTCTTGCAGTTGAGAAACGTCTCCGTTTTTCCAATCCCACTCTCAACCTCGCCCGTTTCAATCAGGCTGCCACTCTCGGACCTCTAATCTTCGAATCTTTTCGGTCTCAATTCAATCTTCCAGCCAGTCATGAGTTTGATCCAATTTTGTTCGCACGCTGCATAGCCGAGACTGAGGCGCGAAAACTTGAGAAGACGTTTGAGTCAATCTGGAACAACATCGATCGATCTGACCCGGATTGGGCTCGCAACTACATGGAATGCTTTGTTAAGAGCCAATTCAAGGCCAAAGCTGAAACTCTCGCTTGGATGATACGCTGGAAAGACTCTGACCCCAATGATGTACCTCAAATGCACTTTGCCAAACCTGGACAGACTCTCGTCACTTCTCCCGACATCAACATTTTCGAATTAGGCCCCGTTGCTCGCTACCTACGTGCCGTTGTTCATAAGCATATTCAACCAACTGTTTATCTTCATGGCGGCAAAACAATTAACCAAATGTCTGAATGGTCCAAGCAACATGCTCTACCCGGAAAGGTTTTCACTTGTGACTTCTCAGCCTATGACCAGAGCTGCACGGAAGAGACTCTTGCCTTTGAACTCTGTTTTTTCGACTACGCTGGTATCCCTAAGGAGCTCTATGACCTTTATTTCTGGATCAAGATCAACATGCGAACTCAATTCGGATTTTCTGCTGTGATGCGCTTCACTGGTGAATTTGGGACTTACGACTTTAACACTTTCTGGAACATGGCCTACATGACTCTCCGCTACAGGTTTGATAAAGACATGCCTTGTGCCTTCTCCGGTGACGACTCACTCTTCTTTGGGGTCCTGAAAGATCATCATACTTGGCCCTCCTTTGAACGCTCCTTCACTCTCGTCGGCAAAACAGCTATTTCCTCACTGCCCGAATTTTGCGGTTGGCTCATGTACCCTATTGGTGTGATTAGACATCCCATACTCCTAGCTCTGAAGATTGTTTACCGTGAGGCTCGTGGCAACTTGGATTCCGCTCTCGACAACTACTTCTTAGAAGCTCTTTTTGCTCATCGCCTCAAAGACGACCTTTATGATTATTTACCACCTCTTGCTTTGGAAGCTCAATCTTGGGTCATTAATTATTGTTACACTCATTCCGCTCTTGTCCCTCACCTTAAACTCGCTTTCGATGAACAAACTTGGCGTTCTGTTCCCCTCCATCTTTTACCTTCTTATATTTTGAAAGAAGTTTCAGCTCGCACCACCTCCCTCTCTATAAGCCTTTAATTTACTTTTTCATTATTTACTTTGTCTGTACTTTCAACTTCTACTTCTTCTTTCATTTGAACTTTATGGCTGCTCCTAACGTACAAGAAATCGTGGGCCCTCTCGGCGATCTCAAGGCAGACATTATGCCCATCTCCATGTCCGTCTCGCTGGAGGCTTCCAAACCCAAGAAAATCGACATCCTCAAGGATCCCATGGTCTTAAAATTTGTTCCGACTCGTCTAGCTGCTGCCATCACTAACATCACTGTTATCTGCGGAGGTACTGTTCATGTTGCGCTCGGACCCGATTCTTGGGGTGAACCTTCCGACACCAAACTTGAAAAGACAATCGGACTCATTCCCGGCTGCGACCAGACAACTCTTTACACACCCAGACTCACTTTGAAACTTTGGCCTGGCCTTTCTGAACAAATCAAACCCAAGGTGCAACTTGGTGAACCCCCTGCCATTTTCCTCTTTTCAGCTTCTGCCATCACTGTAACTATCAAAATGGACCTTCATCTCCACGGCCTCTCAGCTCCTCAACCCTGGTAGGTTGCAGCTTCCGCACCTGGGAGCGGCGGAAGGACGTCTCCTCCAGTTCCTGTTCCCTCTCGTTCTCCTTCTATTCAACTTCAACAACCCACTCCTGGAACAACTGGGCCTCCCCCTTTAAAGAAAAAGAAAAAAGAAGAAAAATTCAAAACACAAAAAGATCGTTCTCCTTCTCCTTCTACAAAAGAAAAACAAAGAAAACTTTCCCATTCTCTTTGGGAAGCTCAACGCAAGTCGTCTGAGTCTTCTCTTCCCGACACCTCCAAGATTCCAATCCAAACTCTCTGGTCCGATGCTTCCGACGGTAAACATGGTTATGAAAATTTCAAGTCCCAACCTACCGATGTTGGCTTTGAGTTTTGGTTTGATCTTAAAGGTTGGCGTTTCCACGGACAATTCTCTTACGACTCCAAGAGTCGCGACAAGATTTGGGGACCCTTGGAAAATGCTTTCTGGACCTATACTATCCCCGACCCAACCACGTAAGATGTCCTCTCCTGTAATGTAACTTCAGTATTTGGTCTCAGGTTTCTCCGCTTTCCTGTG